TGTCTCATGTTCATGTTGTAGATGGAACTATGTATGACGCATCAGCATTTGGTTCAACAGACAGCACAACTGGAGAATGGAAAATAAATACTTCTCCATCAATCACAATGGGTAACAATGGTTTTACAGTTTTAAAAGATGGAAACACTTATACAGACCAATCAACTAATTCTAATGATTGGGTTTTAGGTGCAGGTACACTTACAAAAACAGAAGATAATCCAAGTAATGTTTTTGCTACTGGTAATCCTTTAATTGGAATACATAGTAATGGAAGTGTTTTAATACCACATACATATAGTAATGGAAATTTAACATCTACTTCTAGTGGTCAGCAATGGAGAATACATCAATCAACTTTAGGTGCATCTTCTGGAAAATACTATGCAGAGTTTAAATGGATAAGTGATAGCAACACAAGATATGTTTATATTGGTATATTTAGTGCTGATGATTATGCACAAAAAATAAGTGGATATCCTTACTTATCAGATATGGCTCATTCCTATGGATATTATGACCAAAATGGACAAGTTTATACTAGTGGTTCTGGAACAGCTTATGGCAATAGTTATAGTTCAGGAAGTATTATAGGTGTTGCACTGGATTTAGATAATAATAAATTATATTTTAGTAAAGATGGAACATGGCAAAATAGTGCAAATCCATCTAGTGGCACTGGTGGTTGGTCTATAACTGCTGATAAAACTTATATGTTTGGTATTCAACAATATTCAGCAGGTAGTATTGTATTATCTGCAAATTATGGCAATGGATATTTTCAAACAACAGAAATAACTACAAATACTGGAACTGGGTATCAAGATGCAGATGGTAATGGCAGATTTTATTATGCTGTTCCAACTAATTTTAGATGTCTTTCAACAAAGGGGTTAAATCAATAATATGGCATACACAACAATTAATAAATCTACAGATTATTTTAATACTAAACTTTATGAGGGTAATGGTTCTTCTCCAAGAAGTATTACAGGTGTAGGTTTTCAACCTGATTGGACTTGGACAAAAAATAGAGATAACACTAATGGTCATGGATTGTTTGATGCAGTAAGAGGATATGCAACTGGAAAAGGTTTATCTACACACAATACTAATGCAGAAGGAAGTGCAGATGGATATGGATATTTAAGTTCAAGAGATAGTGATGGTTATACAATGACAGCAGGTGGTTCTAGTATGACTATGAATAATACTAATGGAGAAAGTTATGTATCATGGAACTGGAAAGCAGGAACAACTTCTATTCCATCAGGAAGCACATCAGACCCTTCTGCTGTAAGTATTAATACAACAGCAGGATTTGGAATATATAAAATAACAGCACCTGGAAGTGGTAACTATGTTTTAAAACATGGATTAGGTGCAACACCAGCTATGGTTATTGTTAAACGAACAGATGGAACTCAAAAATGGATGGTATGGCATAAAACTTTTTCAAATGCTACAGATGATTATTTATCATTAAATTCAAATGCTGCAAAAGCAACTTACTCTACTTGTTGGGGTACAATGAACTCAACTGATTGTACTATAGCAACTGGTGGAACTTTAGATACAAGTGCTGAACATATTATATATGTATTTACAGAAAAAACTGGTTATAGCAAGTTTGGTTCTTATACAGGAAATGGAAATGCAGATGGAACATTTGTTTATACTGGATTTAAACCAAGTTGGTTAATGATTAAACAAACAAATTCAACAGAAAACTGGCACATATTTGATATTAAAAGAAATCCATATTATCCAACAAGTTCAAGTTATGGTGGTATGGCTACAAGATTGATGGCTAACTTAAATAATGCAGATGATTTATCACAAGGTGGTTTTAGATTTTTAAGTAATGGATTAAAAATGACTACAAGTTGGTCAGGTGGAAATGGCTCTGGAGATACATTTATATATATGTGTTTTGGTCAATCATTAGTAGGTTTAAACAATACACCATGTACATCGAGGTAATATGACAAAAGCAAGAGATTTAGCAAATATAATATCAGGTGGTTTTACAGCAGACGATATTCCAAATATTCCTGCAAGTAAAATAACTTCTGGTCAATTTGCAGATGCAAGAATAGCAGACTTATCAGCAACTAAATTAACTGGTTCTATAGCAGACGCTAGAATACCTGCTAGTGCAGTATCACAACACGCAACATCTTTTGATGATAATAAAATTATTAATGATATTTCTACTTTAGGATTAAGAGTTCATACTCAAGAAAATCTTACTGGCTCGAATACAAATTCTGCCAGTTTTGATGTATTTCAAGATGCAACTAAAGTTCACAATTTTAGTACAGCAACTCATAACGCTGTTAGAGAATATTGTTCAGCTGAAACATTAGGAGGAACAGCTCAAGGTATTGATTATAACAATCCAACACCTTCAAATTACCAATTTACTTTAGGTGGTAGTTGGATACAAGGAGCGCAATCTTCATTTACAAATGCTCACACTAGTTATTTTGGTGAGACTGAAGGTATTGCAACAAACTCTTTATGGGCTTATACGCAGGCTTCACCTGCCTCAACTCAAGTATGGACACACGATTATAAGGAAACAAAAAATTTTGGTGGCAGTATTGCTTTTGGTGGAATGGATTATTCATCTTATGTTAATCAATGGAAAATTGAATACAGTTTAGATAATGTCAGTTATACGGCAGTTGATATGTCAGGTTGTTCGCATGGTGCAAACGCTAAATCGCCAAATGGATTTCTTAAAACTTTCTCAAGTGGTACAAATGCAGGAATAGTTAATTTTACTGGATCTGCTGGTGGTTATGAAAACTGGATGGTTAGAGTTGATAATGTTCCATCTTTTACTGCTAGATACATTAGATTACAAATGTTGAGTAAAACAGGTGGAAATTCTTATTACGCATTATCTATTTTTGAACCTTATATTTATCCAACTATTACAAATGCGACTGGTTCATTTCAAGGAACTGCAATAACCGCTTCTTCATCAACAAACAATATGGGAGCAATAATCACGTATCAAGATGCTGGATCAGGAACTAACACTTTAAATACAGATCTTATTTTACAATTATCAGCTGACAATGGATCAAATTATACAACAGCAACTTTAACTGCTTTGCCTGACTTTGCTACTGGTATTAAAATGGCAAAGGTAAATGATCTAACTATTGGAAATGCAGGAACTCAATTGAAATATAAAATTTCTTTTGCAAATCAAGGAGCAGTAAAATTAGGAAGAATAAGAGGCGTTTCGCTTCAATATTAATTTGTGCGTTTATCAATAGTTGCATTATCTATAGCAACTATGAATGAATTTCGTTCTAACATTATTTATTTGTAGTTACACAGCAGGACAATGTTTACCTCCTTATCAATGGCCAGAAACATTTGTTGATGGTTATTCATGTATGGTTGCAGGTAACAATGCATCTAATGAAAAATTAATAGAGATTGGAGCTGCTGAAGTAAATAGTCATAAAATTTATATTAAGTTTCAATGTCTTGAAATTCAAGCAGGAGATCCAGCATGAGAAAAAAAAGAACTCCTTCGCAAATGGTAGCAGAACAAAATGCAGTAAGGATTTCTTATCATGAAAAAGTATGTGCTGAAAGAATGAAAACATTATTTAAAGCGATTGATGAATTAAAAAAAGATGTAAGAGAAATGAGATCCGATATGAATAAATGGAAAGGAGCAGGTGGTATTATTATTCTAATTGGAGGAGTTATTGGATCTATTTTCTATTATTTTATAGGAAAGTAAATGTTTAAAGGTCATCGAATAATAGTAATAGGGGATGCTCACGACAGTCCAGGAATAAAACAAGATAGATTTAAATGGATTGGTCAATACATTAAACAAGCCAAACCAGATTATATAATTCAAATAGGAGATTGGGCATCTTTTGATAGTCTAAGTTTTTTTCAAAAAAATTCTACACAAGCAGGTAAACTTAAAGATGCATATATGGAAGATATAGAATCTATGAGAAAGTCTATAGATATATTAGATAAAGCTATAGATAATCCTAGAATACCAAGACACGTTACATTTGGTAATCATGAACAAAGAGTTTATAGGTTTGAAGAAAATATTCCAGAAATAGCAGGTATGATGAAAAAAGAGCTGCATGATTCTTTTTTAAAAACCAACTGGAAATTTTCTCAGTACGGAGCATTTAAAGTGATAGGGGGGGTATCCTTTACTCATTGTCCATTAAATATTATGGGCAAAGAATATGGTGGCAAGAATTGCGAAGTACAAGTTGCTAATGATGCAACTAATGACATAGTATTTGGACATACCCATAAATTTAGAGATTGGAAAGCTCCCAAAATAGGCGAAAAAAACTTTGTTAGAATTATTAATGTTGGATGTGCGTTGCCATTCGGACATGTTGAGGAGTACGCTAAACTAAACTTAACTGGTTGGTCTTGGGGAATAGTTGAGCTTGGCATTTGGGATAATCATATCCAAGAAAGTCAATTTATTTCTATGGACAGATTGGAGAAAACATATGGATAAAATAAAAGAAAAATGGTCTTTGTTTAAAGATTGGTTGTCTAGAAAAATAACTCAATACAAAGAACATTTATTTAAGAGTTACAAATGATAGTATCAGCAGATCAATGGGATAATGAAAGATGGCCTAATTTTAATCCAGATGAATTTAAATGCCAAGGTTCTGGTGAATTAAAAATATCACCTGTTGTATTAGACTTTTTACAAGCTTATAGAAATATAAAAGGTTCTGGAGTTACTGTTACTTCTGGTTACAGATCACCTGAACACAACAACTCGGTATCATCTACAGGTTTAGATGGGCCACACACAACTGGGTTATCGGTTGATATTTCAACTAACTCATCAACACAATATCAATTACTTAGATTTGCATTAAATTATAATCCTCAAGCTATGGGTATAGGTATTGCTAAAACTTTTACTCATATAGATTTTCTTACAATAGATGCTGGAGATAAATATGCAATAAGACCTAATGTTTGGAGATATGCTTAATGTGGTTATCAGCTCTCAAACTTGGTATTAATGCGGCATCTCATATATATAAAAAACGTCAAGAAACGAAAATGGCTATGGCAGATGCACAACATCTTCATGCAGCTAAAATGGCTAAAGGCGAAAGCGAATACCAAGGTAAGTTATTAGAAGCTAGACAAAATGATTACAAAGATGAATTTTGCCTTTTAATATTAAGTTTCCCTATCATAGTTTTAGCTTGGGCAGTTTGGTCAGATGATCCAGAAGCAATGCAAAAAGTTAATTTATTCTTTGAACATTTTGCAGCACTTCCTTCATGGTTTACAAATTTGTGGATCCTTGTCGTTGCGAGTATTTTTGGAATAAAGGGAACACAAATCTTCCGCAATAATAAAAAATGACAAGAAAAACTAACACAGCTTTAATTGCATTGTTAGGTACAATTTTAATGGGATTAAGTACTTGGGCATTAATGGAAATTATAGAATTAAGAACCATTGTAGCTATGTTGCAAACTGAAATTTTATCCTTAGATAAAGTTATAGGTCGTATTTATGCTCATATGGATAGATTAGTTAAATGAGCAAAGCTATTAAACATTTAATTAAATTAAATAAAAAAGCACAAAAATTACGAGATAAAAGATTTCGTACTTATGCCAAACATAAAGATCATGGCACAGATATATCTTATGAAAATGAAATAGATAAATTTTTTAACGACTTAGCAAACAATACACCTAATGCAGAACAATTCGAAAAAAAAGACTTGGAGTAAAAAGAAAAACGCAGTATTTTTTTGTGGCAGATGTGAAAGCTGCAACAAAGAATTAACCTCTGATATGGGTGGTTGGATCATTAATGCTGAAAAAAAGTATTTTTGCCATGATGGTCGAGATGGGAGCTGTTTTGACAAATATTGTGAGTCTAGAAGCTCCATAGAGGACTCAGGAGAGTCTTCGGCAGCATAATTGGGTAATAGGTATGCATCAAATACAAAGCTCGTCTATGAGTCTTTAAATGGCTTTAAACAATATTAATAAAGTTACCCACATATCCACATACTAAATACCATTAAAATTTGATGGTTGTGCGGAATATGTTATTAGTGTTGTATGTCTAATATGATTATTAAAGATCAAGATCTTCCAAAAAATTGGAACAAGGTACATAAACAAAGATTAAATGATATTTTAACTGGCATTAAACCACATTTTGAAAGAATTAATGCAGAGCATTTATGTACTGTTGAAAATGCACCATCTGTTTTAAGAATTGCAGGAAAACTTGGTGCAATACATAGACAACTTTATAGAGATTGGGGAGATGATGAAATATTAAAAGGATTTAACACACCTATTAAATGGCAACTTTTACATATTATAAATGAAGAATCTACAAGAGGTAATCCAGTTTACAAAGAAAAATTACTTAAACACCCAGATATAAAAGTTTCTGCAACAACTTTATTTAAAGCTGTAGATGATTTATTAGAAGATGGATTATTAATTGATATGGAAGCTTACAGTGATCAACATAAAAAAAAAAGAGATAATAGATCAGTAAACCTTAGACCAAGTGTTCCTGTAGTTATAGCTTATATAAAATTAAATGTTCAATTTTTATTAAATACATTAGAAATGATTAAAGAAAGTACTAAAGTTAAAATAGAATTTAATTAAGTTTATTTCCATCCTCTTTAAATTTTTCAGATTCAACTGTAGCAAGAGCAGAAGATAATAAATCAATAACAAATTGCTTTTTATTATAAGATGATGCTATATTCATTACAACAGAAGTTAATGCAACAAGTGATGCATCTACATTACCACGCTTAAGCAAGTCAATCGTCATATGATCATTTAAATCTTCTACTGACTCTACACAATGGATAAGTTTTAATTTTCTTTTTTTAAATTCTTTTTTTAAATCTAATATTGATTTCATATTGACAGGGTAGGGGTTCTTGGTTTAATTTCCAACGCACAATGGCTCATGATGAATACAGAAAATTGTACGAAATTGCTGAAGAAGTAGAATATCTTAGAAAACAAATTAATTTAATTTGCAAAAGAATGGGAATTGAACATCAAATCAAAACTAAAAAAAATTATTATGGTTGGGATGTTGAATTGTTTGACGGAATATTTGGTGAAAACGGATTAAAGTTAGAAGACGAAGACAACGTAAAAAAAGACACCAATGTCATAAATTACTTTGATAAAAAAAAGTAAGCACGTACAGGATTACATAGAACACGACACCTATTGCCCAGGGAAGATGCTTACTTAAAAGTAAACAACTAGGATTACCATGGTGTTTTACTTAGTCCGTATAGACTGGAGTTATTTCTAACATCAAAACCTAATTGTTTACTTTAACGAAGTCTTGGGTTATTTTTTTTATAAAGAACTTTCCTCTGACTTCTATCTTTTTAGCTAAAAGAATTTTGTTTTCGTAAGCGAGTAAACTAAAAAAACCCGCTTACGATTTCTATTTAATGGTGCGTGTTGGTTAAACCGTTTCATGATACCTAGGGATTCGGAAGTGCTTAACCAACTTTACGATTGCACCAAACCGCCATCTGATCTTCCTATCCCAACTGTGAACTCTGTTAAAACTGATTGTTAAAATCACCACTAGCATCATTAGCATTATTGCTAGATGGAGTAGGTGAAGGTGTTGCTGTTTCTTTAGCAGACACCATTCTAATAACACCAGTATATCTAGGAACAACTACTTCAGTTACATATCTAGTATTGCCACTAGCATCTTTATAAGATCTAGTTTCAATTTCACCTTCGACATATAACATAGTACCTTTCTTGCAATACTTGCCCATCGTTTCAGCGATACGAGGATCAAATACTACAATCTTATGCCAAGTAGTTTTTTCTGAATCTTTAAACTTCTTGTTAGTAGCAAGAGATAAATTAGAAAAGCTTTCACCTTTTTGAGTTTGTTTCATCTCAGGATCAGCACCTAATCTACCTACTAGGATTACTTTGTTTATCATCTTTTTCTCTCCTTAATTTAGAAGGATCTATTACTTTTACATTAGTTTGTTCAGCAGATCCATTAGAACTGAATTTACTTTTCATCTCACTAACGTATTTATTATTGTCAAATAGACCTAAAAATACATCAGCAGACACACCTAAATATGACATTGCTTTAGTTAATGCATCAGTAGCAGCTTTCTTTGGTGCTTCATCATCAAGTCCGCCATTCTTTTTATATAATGGACATACACTTGATATTGGCCCATAAGCATACCACGTTTCATTTTCTTTCCATTGAAGAATTACTTCAGCAAATACATTTTGATCTGTATATGAATAAGTATTTTTAAATCTCCAACCTTTACCAATTGGCCCAAATTTACCTGTCATACACATAACTTGGTACATTGGATCAATAGTAGTTAATGTCTTGCCACCAAACTTACTAAATGGTTTTGTATATTTAGGATCAGTATGTTTTAACTCATCCCAAATGTAAAAGTTTTTTTCACTTCCTGTTCTTGCCATCTTACACTCCTTTTTCTGTATATTGATTATTAATATAAGTCTTACTAACTACATATACATAAGCAGCTTTCTGACTGGCATTCTTTCGTTTATCCGTACGTTCAATTTTATTGAGCTTGAATAACTCAGTCACTCTTGGTCTTACAGTAAACGGACTGTAATTTAATAACTCAGCAACTTCATCTGCTGTTGCACCAAAGTTTCCTTTATTTGCAATAACATTAAAAACTTTATTTCTAATAGTTTCTACACCTACTTTAATAGCTTCAGCAGCTTCTATAGATGTTTCAGCATCTCTATGACCTGGCGACAATGGGTATGATTGTTCTACCATCACTAAACTCCTCTGTGTTAAAATTATCAAAACTAATATAATCAGGTGGTGCTTTCTTTGTTGTTACAAAATGCCAAAACAACACTTCTGCATTTTCTAATTTTTCTTGAAAATCTTTATCAGGTAATACTTCAATAATTTCATGTTTCATATTACCGAAAAATACTGACATATAAATTTTATCTAAATTAGTAACCATTAAATAGTGCTGCAACTGTGCTTTATATTTATCAGCTACTTTTTTAGGATTATTAAATGCATTAGTATGTTTGCATTCTAAAACAGAATGATAAGCAGTTTTATCATCATTATAAATTAAACCATCAACATGAGCATACATATATTTATATTTGTCATGAAAAAATGTTTGTTGTTTACCATCAACTTGCCATCCAGTTAGTTTTTCAAACCAACTAATGTTAAATGGTTCAGTATGTATTCCCATCTGTACTGGTAACACATCACTTAAATCTGGATATTCTGACTTACCAAGCTTTTCTTCCCAAAGCTGATACCAATCACCTTCGTATAATCTTGTTGCATCAGATCCACCAATGCCTTGTTTTCTATCAAACTCTTTCATATATACATTCCCCATTTTATGTTAGTAAATAATATTCCAGGAGCATTACCTTCTTCATCAACAGATGGTACTAAGATTTGTCCATCATTTAAATGTAATGCAATTGGATTAGGATATTCTTTTTTATCCCAATACATTGTTTGCGGTACAAAACTAACTTTAGTAATTAATTTATTAGTTAAATTGTCTATAGCAAATTTTTCTCTTTCATTAATTAAACTCATATCGTTCCTCCAATTTTCCAATAATGTTTATCTTTCTTTGCTACCTCTAATAATAATTTGTCGAACCTTTTCTCCCATAGGTTCTGCACCTTTTGCTTTAATCTTTTTCCATCTTTCTTTTTTTTCTTCTTCATGTTTTAACCTCAACTTTTCTATTTCATTTACATATCGATAGGGGAGAGTACCCTCCAATATCTTTTGTGCATTGACATGATAAATTTGATCATCATATTCAATATTTTTATAAAACTTCAGTAATCTCATTCGGAAAAACATTTGCCGATTATGAGGAGCTGAATAGTCTATATTAGATTTTTTCTTCAGGTTTAGACTCATCTGTAAATGTTCCTTCTTTAAATTTAGCAACTAGTACTTCTAACTCTGCATTCTTCTTTTTGAATTTATCCGTTATCGTTCTTGCTTTAACGAGATAGTGAATAGCATCTATTAGTTCTTCAATAGTTTCTGCTATCCATTCATCAAGAGGTCTATCGTTAGAGTCCATCGTTCTGCCAAATTTTTCCATTCCTTGAAGATGTCGATTAACTATTATGTCAATCACTTCATTAACGATTGGATCATTTGTAACTTGATCTGGTCTAATTTGTGGGTTTACTGTCATTGTTTAGCACCTTTGGAGTTAAAGTTATTGTCATACCTAAAGCATCTGCCCAACAGCAAAATAACCAACCACTAGGTTTTCTAATACCGCATTCCCATTTAGAAACTAATCCTTTGGCTACCCCCAAGATTTCATCCATTTCTAATTGTGAGATATTTTTAGCTTTTCTCGCAGCAACAAACTGCGGTATCAAAGCATTGTGGAATAATGGGCCTAAAGCTTCATAACTAGCCATTATTACCACCAATATTTATTGTTGTTTTAGGTAAAATAGCTGATTTAATTAGAACATATGTGAACGAAAAAAACCCCCAAAAATTATCGGTAGTAATAACAGGTAATAAATACCTTGCATTTCTTAGGATTTTCCGATAATTAATGGTTTTAGTAACGATAATTAATTGCTTCCAATCGTTATAATCTAAAAGTCCTTTATTTTCTAAACAAATCAACATACATTCACAATACGCACATAGTGTTGCTTTAATACATCAAATGTTGCTAGTATGTTCTACCAGTAAAAAAAGACTCCAATTATTACCTATTGTGCGTACTATTCACTCTCGCTTCAAGTACGCAATAATAGGGTGCTAGATCTCTTAATTATTAAGGCCATGTCTAGCTATTAAGGTCTAAAACGGATGACTCCGATGCCTTAAATTCGTCAATATTCCAATGATTTAGCTCACATAATTGAAGTAATTGGTGAGCAAATATTCGATTAGAACCATTTTCAAACTTTTGAATTTGTTGAAATGATACAGATAATTGATCACCCAAATTAGATTGTGTGAGTTTCGATTGTTTTCTTAACCTTTTAATATTCTGTCCGATTTTATAATTAACTTCAGTCTTTGATAGTTTCACGTAAAACCTTACCTTTCAATCTTCCATAAATTTGCCTGTTATTTGGATATTTCCAAAAACTTGATTGTTTAAGTTTTGCATCAACATGATGAATAATACTTGTATGATCTCTATACATAATTCTAGCTATTTCTGGATAAGATAGGGTAGTACAATCCCTTATACAATTCGTTATCATAGATCTCGGTATTACTAAATACCTATAACGACCTTTGCCTAAAATTTCTTTTTGGCTAATGTTAAAATATTTTAATACTACATCAAATATTGTTGCAACAACTTTAACATTATTAACTACAGGTCTATCTAGATCTTCAGATTTATAAATTATTTTTAATTCTGGTTTTGTTTTTTTAGCTAAAGCATCTCTATAACCAGCTCTATATCCAGCTTTATATAATGTTAATTCTCTATCTGATAAAGCCTCATATAAAGGAGCTTTTCTAGCTAACGAATATATGTGTTTGAAATCCATTATTGTATATTACCTTTTCTTCTAGAAGCTTCTAAAGTTCTCCAAACATCTATTCGAAGAATTGCGGTAGCACGTTTATTTTTAAGTATGTTTACTTCTTTTCTTAAATCTCTAATTTTATTTATTTCAGTAAAATATGCACCAGTAGCATAAAAATTTTCTGTTAACATACCCATAGAAGTTTTTGGTTCTTCATTAGCAGTACCTGCAATCCAAGAACCTTTTACATTTTTTAGATTATCAACTTGAAAATCTAATAATGCATCTTTTTCTGCAAATATTTCATCAGTTTCTGCTAAATATTTTAAATCGTTTTCAATATCCATAATTTACCTTTGTGTTTCTGTGTAATATTTAAGAAAATTTTCAATATATTTAATTGACATAGGATTTTTCTTTTTATTAAATGCTCTAATAAAATGTATTAAATCCATATCTTTAATTTTAATAGTTTCGCCTTTACTATCTGAAACATATTCTTCTTCAATTTGATCAAATATATCAATAGGGATTGTTCTTCCTGTAACTGACATAATTTCTATAAGTTGACTTATTTTCATGCTGCATCCTCCTTAAACATACTTCCTTCTGGCTCATGACTATCATATTCTTCAACTGATTGATCATATGGCATTTGCCATGCTCCTGTTTTTGGCCAAATTTTAACTATGCCATTAACATGATAATCACCAGCAAATGATCCCCATTCATTTAAAAATCCAAATTCATAAAACCTTTGTATTAACCAATCTTCAGTTACGTTATATTCTTTGTAATCTGTATATTGATATTCAAAAATATAACACGTAGATTTACCTTTAATTTTAGTTGGTACTTTGTGTATTAAAGGAATGTAATTTTCTCTCCATTCATCTGCTTTTAATTCGGAATAATTAACTTTTATTTCTTTATCATTTTTATCATAAAAAGTAATATTTCCATCAAAACCACCACAATCACCACCACCTGAAAATGGTACGTCAAGTTTATGTACTCCTTGTTTAACCATTTTTTCAAATATAGGTTTAAGTTTAATTGAGTTTTTCTTTTCTATTTGAGCAGCAATTTTTTCTTGCTCAAGTTCGTAATGCCACCATTTGGAATCATTAACATTAGTATCAAATGTTGTACCAATTAATTTTATTTCATGTGCTTTTGTCATAACTTATGTTGTCCTTTCACCATCCAATTTGTTAACTTTATTTGTTTAATCCAATCATCAAAGCTTGGAATCCATCCTAAATCTTCGACAATATGTTTCTCTACTATTAGTCGTACAGGAACAGCTTTCCCATCACTATTCGTTATCGTATGACCAAATTCTTTTT